TAGAATTTGACTTGAATTTTTAATTAATGAAAACATTTGATTTATTTGTTGTTGAGCTTAAAAAACTCATCAGCGACACCGTTACGACCGATAGCGGTTTAGAGCTTTATATAGATAACAAATTCGATGAATTTAAAAACAGAATTACAGAGGGGCCTGTCGTGGCTGCTCCGTTTAAGTATAAAACTGGTGTCAAGCCTGGCGACACTCTTTACTTTCACCATCTCGTGGTGCTTAACGAAGGCCAGATACTTACTGGGGAGAGCGATCACTACATTGTCCGCTATGATGCAGATCATACTATTAACAATCAAGCTATTGCTTATAAAGATCAGCATACGGGCGATATCCATCCTCTTGCGGGTTGGAGCCTTCTTGAGCCTGTCGAAGAAGAGGAGGTTCAAGAGTCGGACGTTATCAAGCTTGTTAAACTTGATGAGAAGCTCCCAACAAAAGGTAAGGTCGCGTTTACGTCTCCTTGGGTGGAGGAGGTAGGTCTAGAGGTAGGTGATATAGTGGGTTTTAAAGAAAACAGAGACTATAGGATCACTATAGACGGACAGGAGTACTATAGAACTCGCGTAGAAGATCTTATGTATGCCGAAATCTAAGTTTACTACAATAGGCGCCTCCCAACGGCTTATGGAGAGTATGGAGGTAGCGATCAATAATATGATTGAAGAGGTTAAGAAACCCGTCGATCCAGAGGCTGGAGGAAGCGCACGTAAAGCCGAGCTCCAATCCATAAAGCAAACGGCCATTGACTGTAAAGAGCTTTTGGTGGAGCGTCAGAAACTAGAACAGATGGTAAAAGAATTAAGAGAAAATGGAGAAATCGAAGAACAAAAAGACTATTCAGGTGGCTTTGCGGAAAGGTTCTCTAAGTAACTCCACTTACTATATTGACAATCAAACAATTAGCGACGATTACTTAAACAAAAACTTTAAGGTTATATATTGCTCCTTTAGCTCAGTTGGTTAGAGCGTCCGACTCATAATCGGCAGGCCCCAGGTTCAAGTCCTGGAAGGAGCACATGCCTTCGTAGCTCAGCTGGATAGAGCAACGCCCTTCTAAGGCGTAGGTCACAGGTTCGAATCCTGTCGGGGGTACAAATTAAATTTAGAATTATGCCAGACTTAAATTGCCCAGATTGCGGAAAAGAAAGATACGAGAGAAGCCTTACTATGCGCGTTAAAAACGGCGAAGCGTACTACGTTGAAGGTACCTGCGAATGCGGGTCTCAGATGAAACTCACGAATCCTAAGAAAGGCGTACCTAATTTAGGTCGTATGAACCCCCACGGACAGAGCTATTAATGGCTAATCTAATAGATATAGAAGGCTATGAAGATCAAGGGATTAAGATCGACCCTAACGGTTCAGAGGGAGAAGCTATCGAATTACATGGGCTTCTCGTTGTCCTTCCAAAGAAGCCACCCAGATCGAAGATTCTCTTCCATGATCGGCCAAAGCACTTGCAGCTGTGGAAAAGGATACCAATGCCTGAGGAAATGCAAAGGGTTCGAAGTATGGATGAGTGGCACGAAAAACCAAGTGAGTTCCGTAAAAAGTTTTCTACTTACATCGAACAAGAGTTTCAGCGTCGCCGTGACGGTGTTTGGTTTTACAATAATGGCATCCCTACGTATATTACAGGGCGGCACTATATGTTTTTACAATGGTCTAAAATTGATGTCGGATACCCTCAATTCTTACAATTCCAAAGAGAGATCTTTATCCACATGCTGGCGTGTGAGTCTGATCCTCGTTGTTTCGGTCAGCTTTATACTAAGTGTCGCCGTTCTGGGTACACTAATGTCTGTAGTTCTGTACTTGTTGACGAAGCTAGTCAGGTTAAAGAGAAGCTTCTTGGTATTCAGTCGAAAACAGGTAAAGACGCTCAAGAAAATATTTTCATGAAAAAAGTAGTCTCTATTTTTAGAGGCTACCCTTTCTTCTTTAAGCCTATCCAGGACGGTACTACTAACCCTCGTATGGAGCTTGCGTTTAGAGAACCTTCTAAGCGTATCACCAAAAACAATAAGACATCCTATAAAGGGGACGCCCTGAACAGTACTATTAACTGGAAGAACACTACTAACAACGCTTATGACGGAGAGAAACTGCATATGTTATACCTCGATGAGGCAGGTAAGTGGGAGAAACCTACTGACATACGCGAGGCGTGGCGTGTAGAAAGAACCTGCTTAATTGTAGGTAAACGTATCGTGGGGAAGGCGCTTGTAGGGAGCACTGTAAACCCTATGGGTAAGGGAGGTGAAGAGTACAAAGGCTTATGGCAAGACTCCAACCCAGGGCAAAGAAACGATAACGGCAGGACTAGATCTGGACTGTATAGAATTTTCATACCCGCTTACGAGGCTTTAGAGGGGTTTTTTGATAAGTACGGCAACCCTGTAGAAACGGACCCTGAAAAAGAAATTGAAGGTATTGACGGAGAGCCTATCACAGAAGGTAGTAAGACATACCTAAAGAACGACAGGAAGTCTTTTAAAGATGACCCTTCCGAGCTTAACGAGGTTGTAAGGCAGTTCCCTTTTACTGAGGACGAAGCATTTAGGGACAGCATAGAAGGGAGCTTATTTAACATAGGTAAGATCTACCAGCAAATAGAGCATAACGAAGAGCTGTTCCCTAATCCCGTAGTAAAGGGCAATTTTGTATGGAAAGAAAAAGACAAAGAGGTTATCTTCTCTCCAACGCCTAACGGTAGGTTTAGAGTTGCGTGGATGCCTGACCCTGAGAGCCGTAACGTTCAAGCTGTAGACAGAGGTAAGAAAGTAGCGCCTTTTAAAGATTTCGGATGCGGAGGAGTTGACTCTTATGACTTAGACGCAACGGTTGATGGAAGAGGCTCTAAAGGTGCCTTACATATGTACAACAAATTCTCTATGGACAGGCCGTCAAATATGTTTGTCGTAGAGTACGCTTCTAGGCCTGACTTAGCTAAAATATTTTACGAAGACGTCCTTATGTGCGCTTTCTTTTACGGATACCCTCTCTTGGTGGAGAACAACAAATACGGCATTGTAAGGTACTTTGAATCAAGAGGTTATGACGGTTACTTAATGGATAGACCTAAGCACTTAGAATCCTCTAGTTCTAAAGTCAACGTAAAGACAAAAGGTATACCTTCTAACTCTCAGGACGTTATACAGTCTCATGCCCAGGCTATAGAGTCGTATGTGCATCATCACGTAGGCATTAATTACGAAACAGGAGAGATAGGAAATATGTATTTCAATAAAACTATGGAGGATTGGATTGGGTTTAAGATAGACAAAAGAACAAAATTTGACCTTACAATTAGTTCTGGATTAGCTTTACTAGGAGCTCAAAAATCAAAAGAAAAAAAGACATCTTCCTTTACTGAGAGTAAATTTTTCAGGCGATATAAGGTCAAAGGATGATTTGCTATATTTGCATTATATGCGTAGCTCTTCAATATTACTATGAACGAATACAACAACAGCAAGAAAGGCTCGTTTCCTGATCCGTTAGCTGAGACAGAGGTTAAAGAGAGTAAAGCTTATGGGTTGAAGTATGCGAAAGCGATAGAGACTCAGTGGGGTAAAATGGGTGAGTCTAATTCTCTATACGGAAGAAGAAATACCGTCTTTGAGCGCAGCCGAGACTACGCTAACGGTACGCAAGACACAAACATATACAAGAAACTACTTAACTCTTTAGACCCTAACTCTGGCGACGGAAGCTTACTGAACATGGATTACACTCCTGTTCCTATCCTCCCTAAGTTTGTCCGAGTCGTTGTAAATAAGATTCTTTCTAGAAACCCTTATCCTAACTTAGAAGCTATAGATCCTTTATCTTCTTCTGAGAAAAACGATAAGAAGCGTAAACTAGAAATCCAGGTCGAAGCAAAGAAGCAGTTGCAAGCCTTAAAGCAACAGACAGGTATGGTTATAGGAGAGGATCCTGACACCCTTCCTGACACTTTAGAAGAAGCTGAAATACTTATAGGTGCTAACGTAAAGACAGACGCTGAGATAGCCGCTCAGATCGGAACGAACATGACACTATCATGGAACAACTTTAACGATGGTGTCTTCCGTAGAAACGTAAACGATTTAGTGGCTTTAGGATTGGCTGTAGTCAAAAGAAGCAACGATCCTAACGAAGGCATAAAAACAGAATATGTCGATCCTTGTAGCTTTATTCATAGCTATACGGAGGACCCTAGTTTTGAAGATCTTATCTATGCGGGCCATGTAAAGCGTATGTCTATTGCGGATCTTAAAAGATTAGCGGGTCATGAATTAGAAGAAGAGGACTTTAAGAAGATCGCTTCATCCGTAAAGAATAAGACGGGTAATGACTCCTCAGCCTTTAACAAAACAAGTTACAGTAACAGCTTACAGCGGTCAGAGAATGGTTATGACCAATACATGGTTGAGGTATTAGACTTTGAGTTTATATCCGTTGATTGTATTTATTTCGAAGAGAAAGAGAACAAGTTCGGAAACGTCAACTTCTTTATGAAGGGGTTTGATTACGAAGAGAAGCAGGGTAGCGTTTTCCAGAGAACTCCCAGTAAAATGGAAGTTAAGGTTGTTTATAGCGGCAGCTATATCATGGGTGGGTGTGAGATACTGTTTAACTACGGTAAAGCCAAGAACATCCCTAAGAACATACACGATATATCTAAAGTAAATCTTTCTTATTCTGCTATTGCGACTAACATTCGCAATATGATGCCTAAGTCTATGGTGGATTCCTGTACGGGCTTTGCCGATATGTTGCAGCTTACACACCTTAAGATTCAGCAGGCCATAGCAAAAGCTAAGCCTGACGGTCTTATCATTGATATTGAAGGTCTTGAAAATGTGCAGTTAGGAAAGGGAGGCGATCTCCAGCCATTAGAGCTCCATGATATATACGAGCAGACTGGTGTCTTTTACTATAGGAGCAAGAACCCTGAAGGAGGCTTCCAAAACCCTCCCGTTCGAGAGATTGGCAATTCCATACGTAACGTAAACGAATTAATTGGGCTCTACAATCATTACTTACGTATGATTCGTGATGCTACTGGTGTCAACGAGATGATGGACGCTTCTACGCCTAAAGGGGATACCCTTGTCGGTGTTCAGCAAAACGCTATCGCAGCTGGAAATAACGCTATATACGATATCACGAACGCTTCTATGGTCCTTTTCAAGAAGGTGTGCGAGGATGTCGTTAAGTGTTTGCAGATACTACCTTCTGAGTCCGTCCTTTATCAGGTTTACGAAAACGCAGTAGGCAAAGAAAACATGTCTGTTTTGTCTTCGTTTAATGATTTACCTATGTACAACTTCGGTGTGCAGGTGGTTAAAGAAATGGAGGATCAGGATAGAGCTTATCTAGAGCAAAACATACAGATATCTCTTCAGCAAAAAGAGCTCGATATAGAGGACGCTATTGCTATTCGAAGTATGAAGGACGTAAATCAAGCCGAAAGGCTTTTGGTTATACGCCGTAAGAAGCGCATGGCTGCTCAACAGCAGATGGCTCAGCAAAACTCTCAGCAGCAGGCTCAGATTCAACAAGCTTCTGCCCAGGCTACATCTCAAGCTAAAATGCAAGAGCTACAAATGGAAGCTCAATTAGAGTCTCAGAAGATGCAACTTCAAGCTCAACTAGAGGCTCAGCTAGAAGAAGTTAAGCACCAGTTTAGAAAAGAACTCGAGATTATTAAAGCTCAGGCTACCCTTGGTTTTAAAGAAGACGACAAGAACTTTAAAGAGAAGCTTGACGTTTTAAAAGAGGATAGAAAGGACGATCGGGTAAAGAAGCAAGCAGT